ATGGCTTGAACCCTCCTGAGCCATACCCTGACCAGCCGGCGTTCTTGTGGCATCCCACCCTGGATGCCGCCGTGGTCAGACTGTTCGCCGAACATGAGGTTCAGCGGATGGTGATGCACATCCCGGGCAAACTCTCGGGCAACCCCCGCGTTCGTGGTGGCTGGGGACCCGGGGGCAAACGCTTCTTCCCCTCCAAGAAGGCTACCCAGGACGCACACAGCATCGAAGCCTACCTGCTCCTGGCCATTCAGGAGTCGGGCTGGCAACGTGTCAAGTATCGTGGGGGCTCCAACGGTCCCTACCGTATCGAGGAGACGGTCTTCGCCACCATCACGCGCTGGTATCCTATGCCGTCAGGGTGGGGCAAGAAGCGGAAGGCAGCCTATCGTAATGGCAGAGCAAACAAGAAGCCCGATGCCGACAACATCATCAAGCAGGTCCTGGACCGGGGCAACGGGCTCCTGTACGATGACGACAAGCAGGTGGAGATCCGCGTCATCCGCAGGCTGGCCTCGACCATAGACTGGACGACCTTTGAGTGCATGAGTGTGAAACCGATTGAGGGACCTCAGGGTCAACCCAAGGAAACATGATGAGCGTCTACCTGATTGACCACCCTGTTTTCCGCCCATGCTGTCCCATCTGTGGGAAGCGGATGAAGCCATATCACACTGTGTTCCAGGGCAAGGACGTCTTTGGCTATCGGTGTGCTGACTGCTCGCGACTAGCAATCCCTTTCATTCCTCGCCCTGCATCTGGAGCAGTGGGAAGAAAGAAAGAGGACCGACGGACCGACTCGATGAGTAGTGATCCCCCACTCGCCTTTCTCCTAGCGCTCGCAGACCACCTTGCTGCTACTATCCCGCCGCGCGCTTGGATTGCCATGTGGCGGGTTCACATGGACCAAATGGTGCTGTCGGGGGAGAGACAGACAGCGCTGGTTGCATTTATTGCTCTGGATGAACTTGAGAGGTTGTTACTGGCTTGTGCCTCTCCCGCCTGAGGATGTTCCTGATCGTCCCGTGGTGCCAGGGCCCCCCTCGGCATCGGATTCCGTTGTCACTCAAGACGCTCGCGATTCCTCGTAGGCTGTGACCCTGGTTCCTCAGCCTGATAATCTGGGTGATGACGGCGCGCTCGTGGGGCTCCTTCAGCATCCTCGCCGGATCCTCGGGGTCCTGCTTCCATCCGTAGGGGCAGATGCTGCTCATCCGCCGACCAGCGTTTTGATGTGCGTTCATTCGTGCAGATGTGACATCGGCGTGGTTCCCAACCCACCATTCAGCGAAGGCCTGCAGGATCCGTCGTTGCAGTTTCTGGTTTGGGTCGTCGTCCCACGTGCCTTCCCCCTTGAGGCTGATATACGTCGCCCCCGCCTTTTTCAGTTTGGCTTCAGCCATTACGCTGTCGAACATGCTGCGGGCGAGACGGGAGAGTTCAGTGACAACCAGGGTGTAGCCACGCTTGGTGCTTTCCACGGCAGCCCACAGTCCCGGCCGTCTGGCATCAGAGCCGCTCATTGCCCGGTCTTCAAACTCCCCTACGACCTCATGGCCTTCGGCTTCGGCCCAGGCACGCATCTGGCGAAACTGCGCCTCGTTGCTCTCGCTGGTGTCCTCGTCTCTGCGAGGCGAGAACCGTGCGTAGAGGATGACTTTCATTGTGTAGCCTGTTCTGTTGTGGAACCTGGGTCTACGGGCTCCACGTTGAATCGTTCCGGCACGGTGTTGACTGTCTGTAGCACTTTGCCGAAGACTGGGCTCATTGCCGTGGCCGTGGGCCCTAGGCAGTCTTGCAGCAAGCCGCGGAGGTCTTTGATGTATTCGCGGTCTTCTTTCACCCGCTTCAGCAGGGCGCATAAAGGCTCTGCAAAGGTACTCCCTGCTACCGCCGCTACGACAACCTTGTCTATGACAGACGATATCTCGTCATCGCGTAAAGCGGCCGTTCTCTCAACAAGTTCTTTGATGTCCATTTCCTTCATCCTTTCACGTTGATCAGGATGATGGTGGCGACCAGGGCAGCCGCCACCACCACCTTCACGAGTTTCCACAGTTCGTGCCGTCTCATCGGTCCAGCCAGAACAAGAACGTGCCGTACCGCTTGCCCCGTTCCCTGGCTGCGTCCATGAGGGCCACGACGGCCTCCCCGAGGTCGCGCCCCACCCCGACCAGGCCGTGAACCCCACTGCCCCGTTTTGGACGCGCCACAATCATACCTCGCCGTATGTCCCTGTCCAGCAGGCGAGGAGGGTTCCCAACCCGATGCACGTCAACTCTGAGCACGGTGAAACCGCTCAGTTTCACGTTCACGGACACGGACTTCCTCCTTCACGCTATCCAACAGGCCATCAGACCAGTGCTCGCGGTCCCACCCAACGCGCTGCCCCGCACGCCAAGCCTCATAGCAGGGGTTGCAGAAGAAGAGGCGACGAGTCTCTCCCTTCCGGTTCCGCAACTTGACCTGCCACCCCGCTTCCCTGTCGCAGAAGGTGCAGAAGTGTTCAGGGATTGTGAATCCTCTCGGCATCAGACCCTCCTTTCGTCAGCCCCACTCGCTTTCGTCCCAGACGTCCACGTGTCGCCCCTCGAAGATCGACAGGATGAGGACCTCGCTGGGCAGACACTCGGTCGCCTCTGTCGCCCACTCGATGGCTTTTCCAGCAGCCGCCGGTGGTGACAGGGCCGTCACATGCGTGCAGAAGGTGCCCTCCCTGCCGTTGGTCGTGCCCTCTGGGTAGGCACCCACCACCGTGTACGGTCGCTCCTGGCTGTCCCGCATCTGGATGGTCAGGCGACACAAGGCTCCCAGGATCCGATTCACTGTGCTCCACTCCTGTGGCGGCAACCCCAACGTCCCGCCAGCACACCCCTCGATGATGTCCTTGTCAGTCATCGGTGCTTCACCTTTCCGTTCTTGTCGTACGCAGGCATCTGCTCACCGTGCTCCTGGAGTCGCTGGGCGAAGGCGACGGCTTGGTCGAGTTCGTCTGACTCGAACACGGCAACGGCTGTGCCCTCCAGAACGCCATCCACATCCTGGTATCCGGTCCCGTGGCCGTACTCGGCTTCCACATTCACCCATACGCGATATGCCGTAATCTCCATCTTCCACTCCTTTCCAGAACAACGCTCTGGCTCCGTCAGCGGGTCCAGAAGCCTCTCAAACCTCTTCACGCATGATTTGCTACGTGCGCCGTGTTTCCAGAGCCTCCTGCGGCCTCTGAGACGAGTTCTGGCATTCGTCCAGCAGGGCGCGCGCCTCTTGCCACACGGGATCCCCGCTCTGAAACACACGCGCGTCCCACTCGCACAGCCGCATCAGCACGTCCACAAGCCTCTCAGTACGGTCCAGAGACCTGTTGACGCCCTTCCGTACAGCGTCCTCGCAGTCCATCACAGGCATCTCCATCTCCTGTTCCTGGCGTTTGGGGGACGCCTCCCTTGCCAGTAGCGTCCCCCCGCCAGCCTTTCGTATCAGGTCACCACAGCGCTTCGCTTGATACTGCGAGTCACCACGGTGACGGCGTCGTGGTTCTCCTTGTACGTCTCACAGCCTGCAATGACGGTCTGCCGATACTCAGTCTCCTTCCTGAGGGAAGAGAAAGGGGAGGACGCCGAAGCGCCCTCCCCATCGTCTCACCGCTGGACTGGTGCGAATGTCATTGCGGCCAGCCCATCGACCTCCACACGGTACGTTCCCCAGCCGTCGTCAATGCGCATCCGATAGCGCCTACCGAGGACGACCTGACACCAAGCGGCATACTGGTAGGCGGTCAACTTGGGATTGTCGCACCGCTCCAGCAGACCACCATCAGGCGCAGGCTCCAGGACCGTAGCGGCCGCACGCCGCCGCACAGGGACCTGAGTCTGACCCGATCCCCCAAACCGTACAGGTACGTTCACCGCTCCACCCTCCACAGATATCGCTCGGCCTCGACACGTCGTCTCGGCTCTTGTGCTCGCTCCCCTCCAGCACAAGCAATATACGCGCTTTCCCGCAAACTCGCCAGCCCCTTTCAAGCACTTTCTCGCAACTTTTTTTGCTACCCGCCACAAACCACCACCAATACACATGTTACGTCCCGCAACTTTTTTTCTGCCCCAACCGCCAAAACCCCCTAGTATACGTAAGGGATTATACCTTTCGCCTGGAGTGAAGAAGAAGTAGAGAACGAAGAACAACGGAAAAGAGGAAGGGGGGAAATGGATTTCGAGTCGAACCGACCGTTCCTGGTCGCGCCTGGAAGTCGGCAGCGCTGAGAGTCGTCGGCGCTGGCAGTCGGCGCTGTTTCGGTCCCTCGAAATCGGTCGGTGTGCTCAAGGGTTCGGTCGAGCACAGCCAGCAAAGTCGGTCAGACGGCCACCAGACGCCAGGTCGAGCGAGGGCGAGTCGAGGGTGAGAGGGGAAGGACGCCGAGAGGACCCGACCGCGAGGCAGGGTTGAACCACTCCCCCGGCCGATGCGAGCCGCTTCGTAATCACTTAGACCCGACCTTTTCCCCCGCGGGAATCCTGCTAAAAAATCTGAGTAGTGAAGATCTGAGGTATCCAATGCTCCCCGCTGTGTCGTTGTGTCAAACGCTGCGTATGTGTGGCGGAGTGTCCTGTAATCGGACATGTCAGAGAATCGTACAGATTTCACTTGACAGGCAGTTGGATTTGCGGTAGAGGGCGTAAATAGCATGAGGGTGCTTTGGCTTTCGCGGAGATGGTGAGAGGGTCATGGCTGGCACGAGCAGGCAGTTGAAGGAGTCGTTGAAGGAGTCTGGTCTTTGGCCGGAGTTCGTTCAGTACCGGCAGTCGTTGCGTGACGAGGGGATGTCGGGGGCACAGTCGCAGCGGCGTGCCGAGGAGAAGTTCCGCCTGCGTTTTTCTGGGGGAGCAGGGGCCCCAGGTTCCGCGAGAGCGGCGGATGGGGTCAGGGTGGGGGGTTCTCCTTTCGGGGGGGACCTCCCTGGACCCCGTGGTGGTGGGATGTTGGCGGTGCAGGAGGACTTTGCGGAGAAGCCGCCATCGACGTTGAGGGACGACATTCTGTGGGTGTACCAGAGTTTGGCGGTGACGGATGTGCTTCCTGGTGACGCACCGAGTTCGGGGGCCTGGGGGCTTTTGACGTGGGTTCGGCAGGCGAAGCAGAACCAGACGGAGTTTTTCAAGAGCCTGGTAAGCCGGCTGATTCCGAACCGGCAGGCGTTTGACCGGGCGGAGCAAGAGACTGATGACGTCCGAAACCTCACAAGTACGATTCAGAAACTCAGACGGGCTGCTGCTGACCCCGCACTATCATCTGGTGCCGAAGGGGTTTGAGGACAACCTGCGGTTCCGGAATGCGGTGCTGCGGGATGCTGGCCACGACCCCGACATGCGGCTCGATCTGCGGCGGATGTGTGCCGACGACGTGCTGTTCTACGTCAATGCGTTCGTGTGGACGTACAATCCGCGGCTTCCTTCCCCGATTGTTCCCTTCATCACCTACCCCTACCAGGATGAGGCGATTATGACTCTGCTCAAGGCGACAGGGATGGTCCCGGGGCACACTCCTCAGGATGTCTTTGTCGAGAAGAGCCGGGACATGGGCGGGTCCTGGATGTCGATCCTGGTGCATGAGTACCTGTGGCACTGGCGGGACATGCTGAGTTTCCTGTGGGTGTCTCGAAAGGAGGATCTGGTAGACAAGACGGACGACCCGAAGTCACTGATGTGGAAGTTGGATTTTCTGCTGAAGTGGTTGCCGCCGTTTTTGAGGCCCAACTATCAACGGAGCCGTCTCCATGCCAAGAATCTGGATTCGGGTTCGACTATCGACGGCGAAAGTACGACTGGCGACGTGGCTCGCGGTGACCGTCGTACGTCGATTCTGCTCGATGAGTTCGCATCGGTGGAAGAGGGGGAGAAAGTTCTCGCGGCCACCGCCGATGCCACTGACTGCCGGATGTTCAACTCCACACCCAAGGGAACGGGGACCGCCTTCTACACCGTCAAGATGACGGAGATCGAGTCGGTCACGATGCACTGGAAGCGGCATCCGAACAAGGGTGCCGGGCTGTACACGTCTGAGGATGGGCGATTGAAGGTCCTGGACCCCGTCTACGCATTCCCCACGGATTACAAGTTCATCCTGGACGGCAAGATCCGCTCTCCCTGGTACGACAGTGAGTGTAGGCGCCGCGCCTCCAAGTTGGAAATCGCCCAGGAACTGGACATCGACTACCATGCCTCGGGGAGCCAGTTCTACGATGCCGGCGTTCTGAAAGAGGCCGAAGCGGAACTCATTCGTCCTCCGCTGTTCGTCGGGGAGATCCAGTACACCGCGGATGCAGAACCAACCGGCTTGGTCGAGAAAGAAGGTGGCCGGCTGCGGGTGTGGGGGCTTCTGAACTCGCTGACCTCCAAGCCGGCGCAGGACCGTCGCTACGTGATGGGGAGTGATGTATCAGCCGGCTCGGACGCTTCGCCCTCCTGTGCCAGTATCGGGGACGTTCAGACCGGGGAGAAGGTGGTCGAGTTCGCTACCATCAACATGCCGCCCTACAGGTTCGCTGAGTTGTGCGTCGCCCTGGCCCGTTGGTACCGCACCCCTGTCGCTCCCTGCTTCATGGTCTGGGAAATGAACGGTCCTGGCGGGCCGTTCGGCAAGCGCGTTCTGGAACTCGGCTACACCGATGTCTACTACCGCCGGAGTTCGAGCGGGCGCCCTGCTTCGAGCCCCGGATGGCATGCCAATGCTGAGACCCGGCGCGAGTTGCACGAAAGCCACCGCCGGGCCCTGGCTGCAAAGACCTTCATCAACCGCAGCCGGCTCGCGAACGACGAAGCCGCTGAGTACATCTACACCATGACCGGGTCGGTCGAGCATGCGCGCTCTCGCTCAACGAGTGATCCGACGGGTGCCCGGGCCAATCACGGCGACCGATGCAAGGCAGATGCGCTGTGCTGGCTCGGTTTTGAGGGCTCTGCGCCCGAAGAGAGCCCGGAGCCCGAGACGCCTGAACATTGTTTCGCTGCTCGTCAAGAAGCGGCGCGAAAAGCACGGAGGGCCAATCGAGAGGATGTCTGGTGACGGAGTCACGGTCGTCCAGTGCCCGAAGTGCGGAATGGAGCATGAGGTTGTCTTGCCTCCTGACGACCAGGAACTGTCGGTGTGGTGCCCCTGTGGGACCTATTTCTGCGTGTACGCAGATGGGACGGTGACACGTGGCCATTGACGATCGGACACTCAAGAAACTCCGCGATGCAATGGAGCACAGTTACAAGTCGCTGGGTACGTTCAGGAAGAACCGCCGGGATGCCCTGAAGGAGTACGTGGGAAGCCACTACTCGGACAACGGAGCCGACGACAAGGTTCCTTTCAATCTGCTCGAGTTGACGACCGGAATCTACGTCAGGCACTTGCTGGGCGGCACTCCTCGGGTCTTGATTACAACGCCTCACTTGGCGCTCCGGCCAATGGCATACAACTTCGGGCAGGCCCTCAACCGCTTGGCCCAGCAGATCCACCTTGCCAATACCTTTCGCTCTGTGGCGAAGCGGGCAATCTTCTCCTGGGGGTTGGTCAAGGTCGGGCTGGGCGCGTACGGCATGCTCCCGGACGGCGGCATTGGCGACGAGATCGGCCGGCCCTTCTGTGACGTCATCGACCTGGACGATTGGGTCCACGACATGACAGCCAAGGACTGGGACCACATGGCCTTCTGCGGGCACAGGTACCGCATCCCGTACGAGGACTTCATGGCAAGCAGCCTGTACAAGAACAAGGATGCGATCAAACCGAGTGAACGGAGTTCGGTAGACAATCAGACCGGGGATGAGCGAACCGAAGCCATTTCGAGGGACATGCCGAGCATCCCGGACCTTGGGGAGTTCGAGCCCCACATTGAGTTCTTCGATATGTGGCTCCCGCGCACAGGCCAGGTTTTGACCCTGCCAGTCCAGCAAAAGGACGTTGTTGCCCGAGAAGTTGAGTGGGAAGGCCCTGAAAGCGGGCCTTACAAGCGCCTCGGATACTGTGAAGTCGAAGGACAGATCCTTCCCCTGCCTCCAGTGGCCCTGTGGCGGGACATGCATCAACTTGCCAACGGCCTGTGGCGGAAACTGGAGCGGCAAGCAATACGCCAGAAGAAGATCCTCGGCTTCGACCCGGCAGGTGTGTCCGACGCCAAGAACATCGTCAACGCCAATGACGGTGACGCCGTCAAGATGAACGCGAACAACAGCAAGGAGTTCAGTTTCGGCGGCATCGACAACGGCAACCTTGCCTTTCTCATGTCCGCCGTCGATCAGTTCAGTTGGCTTGTTGGCAACCTTGATGCTCTCGGTGGGCTGGGCCCTCAGGCTGAGACCTTGGGCCAGGAGCGGATCATCAAAAGCAGCGCCAACGAGCGCGTTCAGGACATGGAACGGGCCACTCAGGAGTTTGTGGTAGACGTGTTCAGAGACCTAGGCCTCTACCTCTGGACCGACCCCTTCATCGAGATACCCTTTACCAAACGCATCCCGGGAACCGAACTCGAACTCGAGAGACTGTGGACTCCCGATCTCCGAGAAGGGGACTTTCTCGACTACAACTTCGAGTTGCACCCGTACTCCATGCAGGCATCGACGCCGGGGGACAAACTCAACCTTGTCCTGCAGATCTTCCAGCAGGTCATTGTGCCAAGCATGCCGGTGATGCAGCAGCAGGGCATCGGTGTAGATTTCGAGGGTCTGTTCCGGCTCATCGGACGCTACGCCGACCTGCCGGAGATCGAGGAAGTGCTTCTCGCGAACCAGCCTGTCGTTGCTCCCGAGGGCCCGATCAATCCGCGGAACATCCGGCCGGGAACCACCCGACGTGAGAACGTACGAATCAATGCCCCTGCCGGAACGCGGCGGGGTCGAAGTGCGGCGCTGATGCAGACGCTGCTGGGCGCCGGCGTCCAGAACGCTGAGATGGCCCCACTTCTACGAACGGGAAGGTAGGCCACGCACTATGACGAAACGGCGAGATGATGGGATGTTGGATGTCTGCAAGCAGAAGTTCGTAACCATTGAGAGCGGCCTCTTGAGGCACTCCAAACGCCTGTATGCGATCTGGGCGACGATCATCGGCTTGGTGCTTGCCGGCGTTGCAGCCCTCCATGCCGTCGCTGAGTCTCGCCTGAGCATTGTCGTCTTCGGTGAGCATCAAGTGCGCATGGAAAAGGCTCTCGAGGCTGCGACCGAGACGCATGATGCCGTAATCCGTATCGAGACGAAACTGGAAGCCATTGAGAAGACTCTGAACCACGAGGGCAACTAAGGTGCCGACCTACTGTTACAGAGCGGGTGACATAATCTACCACGTGCCCATGTCCTACAAGGAGATGAAGCGCCTGCAGAAGAAGGATGGCACGATTGTCTTGACGGTGAAGGACAAGAAAGTCATCGGCCGCCGTGACTATCCAGCCGAGCACATTCCCCGCAAATCGACTGGCGACGGCGCCTGGCCCATCCACTCTGAGGCCGCTGCGGTCAATCCTGAGGATATTCCGCGGGCGATGGCTGATGCCCGCAGACATGGCGTGCCAACGACCTTTGACCGAGAGGGCCGTCCGATACTGCGGAGTCGCGCCCATCGGAAAGCATACTTGCAGTACCGCGGGTTCTTCGACCGAGATGCCGGCTATGGAGACGCGGCGCGGCGGACTCCTGAACCCGAGCCGAAGAAGCGGTCACGAAGAAGGCGCGAGCGTACGATGGTGGACCTTGGTGGACATGGGAGGTTGAGATGATCAATCCGCTGCTCTTGGTACCGTTCTTGTGCGCGTTGCTCGGACTCGTTCTGCGTTCGGAAGAGGACCCCGACGCCGATGATTCTCAGCCGCAGGATGACGCTGAGGAAAGCGAACGGCCCGAGGACGTGTACAACATCGAGCCGCCTGAGGATGAGGAAATCTCTGACGGCGGCGAACAGGAAGCATCCGGCGATGATACTTCCGCCGGCGACGACCAGGCCGACGAATCTGCCGACGACCTTTCCGGCTTCGATGAGGCCTTGGTCACACAGGCCCGAGAGATGGGTTTCGTTGATTCCGAAATCCGGGACTTCGGGTCTGACGCTGCCCTTCAGCGGACCCTCGGTCTGCTCCGCGGTCGCGCAGAGTCTGCGTCTGATACAGCGGGCGACGACACTGCCGGCGATCTTCTTGGAGGCGCAGGCCAGGGGGAGAAAGAAGGGCCGGGGCCGGAAGGCGAACTCGAGGACTTCGTTCCTTTCGAGGTTGGCCTGTCCGAAGAGACCTATGACCCCGAACTCGTCAAGGTGGTCAAAGGACTGAGCGACCACAACGGAAGTCAGATCCAACGTCTCACTCAGCAGGTTGGCGCTCTTGCCAATGAGTTGAGGATGCGAGACGCGGTGAGTTTCGAGCATTGGTTCGACTCGGAACTGGAGACGCTTCCTGACGACTTCAAGAGCATTGTGGGCGAAGGCCCCGGCGTTGAACTGGGCAAAGACAGCCAGGAGTACAAGAACCGCATCAAGGTCGTGGACCAGATGAACACCATTGACCGCGGTCGTGAAGCCAGCGGACTCCCAGAGTTGCCACAGAGGGAGGTCTTCCGCCAAGCAATCCGGGCTGTTTTTGGTGACAAACAAGTGGAGTTTGCGAAGAGCGAAGTTCGCAGGCAGGCTCGCCGTCGAAAGGGACAGATCGTCTCGCGGCCCACGGCTCGTCACGGCAAGAACATTACAAGCGCGCGTGACCGGGCCATTGACTACGCCGAGCGGCGATCAGCCGAGTTGGGAATCCCAGCCGGCGCAGAACCCGATGAAGAGTTCTGACTGTCTCTTCGCCGTTAGGAGAGACAGACAATGGCCGTCCTGACTGCTGAAGAGATCCTCGATCTCGTAAAGGGGACTCTCAAAGAGTTGGGGAGGCTCAGGTTCCAGCAAATCGCCCAGAACCTCACCGAGTACGAGGTCATGTCCAAGTGGATGAAGAAGGACAGGGTGATGTTCGACAGCGGCATCGGGATCCAGCGGACCCTGATGACCAAACTGCCGGGCGCTGCAAGGCACGTGGGCCTCTACGAAGAGGATTCGGTCAACGTGGTTGACCTCCTCGAGCAGTTGAGTGTGCCGTGGAAGCATGCGACCACCAACTGGGCGTACGAGTACCGCGAGGGTCTGATGAACCGGGGCAAGGCCCTGGTCGTGAAGGTCCTCGAACCCCGCCGTGCCGGGGCCATGATCGACCTGGTTGAGGAACTGGAGGACAAGGCGTTTGACACGCCCGATGCTTCCAGCGACGTGGACCCGTTCGGCCTAGCCTACTGGTTGACCAAGAACTCCTCAACGGGGTTCAACGGTGGCCATCCGAGTGGCTTCTCGGACGTGGGTGGTATCGACACGTCGGTTACCACCAAGTTCAAGAACTACACCTTCACGTACAGCGATGTCACAAAGGCCGACCTGGTCAAGTCCCTGAGGACTGCCCATCGGAAGATCAGGTTCCGTTCGCCTGTGACGGTCAGGGACTTCCGCGGCCGGCTCGGTGA